AACGGGGATTGACGAATGACAGATGTAGTGGATAAAAATCTTTCGAACTTTCTGAATATTGAAGCTCCTGTTCCTCCGCCTCCGAAGGAAATTGTAGTTCATCAGGCGCAAGAGCAGACTGACGATAAGAAAGAAGCTGACTTCGAGATCGCTCGAACAAATATCAAGACTCTTCTCGTGAAAGGAGAAGAAGCTCTTGACGGAATTCTGTATCTTGCTCAGAATTCAGATCATCCTCGCGCATACGAGGTTGCCGGACAGTTAATCAAAACTCTCGTTGATGCCAACAAAGATTTGATGGGTCTGCACAAGACAGGAAAAGAAGGACGAGAGAAAGCTTCAACAGTAATCGAGCCAACGATTACGAACAATTCAATTTTTGTGGGAACAACAAATGATCTACAGAAATTGATCAAAGAGAGGAAAGAAAACAATGCTGACGTTTAGAGATTTTGTAGAAGAGTGCTGGCAAGGATATGAAAGAGTTCCAGGAACAAAGGAGTTCTCTAAAGGAAGCTGCCGAAAGAAAAAGAAAATGAACGAGGAAACTGATCTTGCGTGCAACAAACCAAAAAGAACACCTGGTCATCCTAAATCTTCACATGTAGTTAAAGCTTGCAGTAACGGTAAAGAGAAAACTATTAGATTTGGTGAGCAAGGAGCAGAAACTGCTGGTAAACCAAAACCAGGAGAATCTGAAAAAATGAAAAAGAAAAGAGCTTCTTTCAAAGCTCGGCATAGAAAAAATATTGCTAGAGGCATTTTCAGTGGAGCATATTGGGCAAACAAAGTAAAATGGTGATTGGATAAGAATATCATGGCTAGACATATTGATGATGGATATAAATCAAATCCTCTATTGAGACCTTGCAATGCTCCAATGCAATACACCAAGGCTCAAATCGAGGAATACATTCGTTGCTCGGAAGATCAAGAATACTTCATCCTCAACTACGTGAAAATCATCAACGTGGATAAGGGTCTTATTCCCTTTGAGATGTATCCATATCAGAAACGCATGGTTAATACCTTTGCGCAAAATCGATTCGTAATCACAAAGATGAGTCGTCAGTCGGGTAAGTCTACGACCGTTACATCATATCTTCTGTGGGAAGCGCTATTCAAGGACAATCAGAACATCGCTATTCTGGCCAACAAGGGAAAGCTGGCCAACGATCTTCTGGAAAAAATCAAACTCGCATATCAAAATCTTCCTAAGTGGCTTCAGCAAGGAGTCGTATCTTGGAACAAGGGTTCTATCGAACTTGAGAATGGTTCCAAGATTATTGCTGCCGCAACCTCATCATCGGCAGTTCGCGGTGGATCATTCAACATTCTGCTTCTGGACGAGTTCGCATTCATTCCAAGAAACATCGCCGAAGCATTCTTCACGTCCGTGTATCCGACAATTTCATCTGGTAAGAGCACGAAAATCATAATCGTATCCACTCCATATGGAATGAATCATTACTACAAGATGTGGATGGATGCGGTCGAAGGAAAATCTGATTACGTTCCTCTTGAAATCCACTGGAGCGAAACTCCTGGACGTGATGAAAAGTGGAAAGAGGAAACGATTCGTAACACCTCGGAAGAACAATTCCGACAAGAATTTTCCGCCGAGTTTCTCGGTTCTACGAACACCCTCATCTCTCCGGTAAAGCTCCGCGAAATGGCTTGGACCGAGCCTAAGAAAAACAGCTGGGGCGTGGATGTTGTTGAAGATCCAGTTCCCAATAACACTTATGTCATATGTGTAGACTCTGCTCATGGTGTAGGACTAGACTATTCGGCATTCTCCGTTATCGATGTTTCGCAAGTTCCATATAAACTTGTGGCAAAATTCAGATCCAATACAGCCTCTCCAATGCTGTATCCCGAAATCATTGCTTCAACAGGTTATCGCTATAACAACGCATTCATTCTGGCCGAAACGAATGATATTGGAATGAGCATGGTTGAGGCTCTTCAAAGAGATCTGGAATACGAAAATATTCTCATGACAGTTTCGAAAGGAAGAGCCGGACAAAAACTTTCACAAGGTTTCGGGCAAAGAGCAACCTTCGGATTGAAGATGACCAAGCAGGTAAAGTCCATTGGTTGTTCAAACATCAAGGACATCATTGAGTCGAACAAGCTCATCATTCGAGACTATGATGTGATTCAAGAATTATCCACATTCATTCAGGTCAAGCAATCGTATCAGGCCGAAGATGGAGCTCATGACGATATGGTCATGACTCTTGTTATGTTTGGTTGGCTCGTTCGTCAACCATTCTTCAAAGAATTGACCAATACGGACATTCGTCTAAAGCTTGCCGAAGAAAGATATTCCGAGATTATGGAAGATCTACTCCCTGCAGGATTCGTTGATGACGGAAGAACAGACGAGGCTCAGTCATTTGAATCGCCAAGAAATGGCGGATTCTTCGATCCATTTTCATACTAGAAATCTCGTTTTAATAAATACTCCTACGAAATACAGACTATCTTGATGATCTACGAGGAGATAAATCCATGCCATTTCAAGTTTCAGCTGGTGTTAATGTCAGTGAAATCGATCTAACAACAGTTATCCCCACTGTTTCTACAACAGAGGGCGCTTTCGTCGGCCACTTTCGTTGGGGTCCAGTTCAAAAAAGAATCCTAGTAGATTCCGAAAATACGCTCGTTGCTCAATTCGGAACTCCAAATTCTAACTCGGCATCGGATTTCTTTACCGCATCCTCCTTCTTGGATTACGGCAATAAGCTTTATGTTGTTCGCGTTGTTGCAGATGCCAATACAACAACTCAAAGAACAACCTCTACGACAATTGCAAGAAACGCAATTGCCAATGCTGCAAATACGAAAAACACGATCATTCGTAACAACGATGAATATGAATCATCGTTCATCAATGGTATCACTGGTGTTGGAGCATGGGTCGCAAAGTATCCAGGTGATCTCGGAAACTCTCTGCGCGTTTCTGTCTGTCCATCGGCTAACGCTTGGCAATCCACTCTTACAGGATCGGTCATTTTCACGGCCAACTCAGCATCCGTTACAGGACTTGGTACATCATTTACAACTCAGCTAACAGTTGGCGATATTCTTCTTGCTGGTCCAGATCGTATTGAAGTGAAGGTTGCTTCTATTGGTTCAGCAAACACGCTGACTCTCCAGACCAGATATTCTGGAAACTCACTATCGCAAGTTTCAGTTTCTCGTAGATGGGAATTCTTCAACTTCTTCGATGATGCTCCCAGCTCTTCTGATGCTGCTCGTAGAACCTCATCTTCAAATGACGAAATGCACGTCGTAATCGTCGATGAAGATGCTCGTTTCTCCGGTTCATCGAACAACGTTCTTGAGAGATTCCCCAAAGTTTCCAAGGCAGCTGATGCCAAAAGCGAAAACGGAACGAACAATTACTATAAGCAAGTGCTCAATGACGAATCTCAATATATTTGGTGGGCAGCTGCTCCTGCAGGAATCACGCATATTGGAAAAAATCTAACTCAATCGTTGGATTTCAATGCTGGTTCTCAGGCTCGTCCAATCAATGCTTCTCTCACCAATGGTAGAGACGGAACTCTTCCAAGAGAAGCTGATTACTCATTCGGACTCGACAAGTTCGTTTCTTCGGAAGATGTTGATATCTCTCTCCTCTTCCTTGGTGATACGACTCAAACTCGTGCGACATATGCAATCAACAATGTTGCTGAAAAGAGAAAAGACTGTATTGTCGTATTTGGTCCTAGAAGATCAGATGTTGTTAACAATGCCAACTATGTCGGCAAAGAAGTGAACGATCTTATCGCATTCCGTAATCTGCTGCCTTCTACATCATATGCCGTAATGGATTCCGGATACAAGTATATGTACGACAAGTACAATGACATCTATCGTTACGTGCCAACAAACGGTGATACAGCCGGACTTATGGTTCGTACCGATACAGAGTTCGATCCTTGGTATTCTCCTGCTGGATTTAATCGCGGACAGATCAAGAATGTCGTGAAGCTCGCCTACAATCCAAACAAGGCTGCTCGCGATCAGCTCTACAAATCGGGAATCAATCCGGTCGTATCTTTCCCCGGACAAGGAACGGTTCTCTTCGGAGATAAGACGCTTCTTGCTCGTCCTTCAGCATTCGATCGTATCAACGTGAGACGTCTCTTCATCGTTCTACAGAAGGCAATTTCGACAGCTGCGAAATTCTCTCTGTTCGAATTCAACGATGAATTCACTCGCGCTCAGTTCAGAAATATCGTTGAACCATTCCTCCGCGATGTTCAAGGAAGAAGAGGTATCTACGATTTCCGTGTTGTTTGTGACGAAACAAACAACACACCTGAGGCAATCGATAGAAATGAATTCAATGGTGACATTTACATCAAGCCAGCTAGAACGATTAACTTCATCCAGCTGAACTTCATTGCAACTCGTACGGGAATTTCGTTCTCCGAAATCGCAGGAGCATAATAAATGTCCAAATTCATATTTACCGACAAAGACCAACATTCAATGAGACAGGAACTTGAAGATAAAGCTGCTCGTGAGGTAGAAACGAGCAATCATCTCAAAAAACCTTTATCGGTTCTTACTCTTCGTCTAGCAGTTTCACATCACAACAGAAAAGCAGCTGAACATCGAGAAAATGCGTACTATGCGAGGGCTCCATATAAAGGAGATTATGAAGAAGCCGCTTCCGAACATTCAGCAAAAGCTAAAGAACTGATGCGTCGTGTCAATGGACATCCAGACGCAACTGATGAAGACAAATATAATTATGACCTCAGAGAAGAATTAGTTTCAGGAGATCGAATCATCATGGA